AAAGTCGCTGTCTCCCCCGACTATCCTGGGCAGCGATGCCCAAATCTGCGACTCCCCAGTGACGGGGTGCAGATATCTATTATACTATTTATTTGATCTTGATAGTCTTTGGCTTCTTCTCTTCTGGCAGAATGCGTACAATATCAATCTTAAGCATTCCGTCCTTTAGTTCAGCAGCCTTTACTTCCATATATTCACCAAGAGCCCACTCACGAGTAAATTTACGGGCAGCAATTCCACGGTGGATAAACTTCGAATCGCTATCCTCTGTGTTTAATTCTCCCTTTACGGTAAGCTTGCCGTCTGCTGTTGATACATCAATATCTGTTTTACCAAATCCAGCGACTGCTAGTTCGACAACAAAGTTGTCTTCGTCTACTTTGATTACGTTATATGGTGGATAGTTAGTTGCACTTGATACTGTTTGAGCGTGGCTCCATGTATCTAAGGCCCTATCAAATCCAATAAAAAAAGGATCCTTAAAAAGATCCCATGTATATGTTGTTACCATTTTATTCCTCCTTCAAGCGAATAAGTTAATTTATAGGACCCCTTACGGGCATCCTATAATAATTATATCATAATTTTTAATCGTTTGGAATATCCCTAAAGGTAGTGGGATCTATTTCTATCATGCCCATTTCTTTAGCCAACTTTTGTCCCTCTGGACTTAAATGTATTGTTGCCTGCAAATCTTCATCGTACTCAATTTCTGCAAGCCCCGCCTCGTATAAATTTATTAAAGACTTATCAACATAGTCAATGTGGGACTGCCATAGCTCAGGGGCATATTCTTTAGCCATTTCTTGATCTATTGAATAAATCATTTCGCCATTTTCGTCCATGCCTTCTAAATTAACAACCCCTATTTCTAGATAGTACGCAAGAACTTCGTCATCGTTTTTGTCTTCAAGACTCATTTACGGTTCCATCTTCATTCTTATCTATAGTTGTTTCTACTAATTGCTGGACATATTCAGAAAAATGTTTTCTGACACTACCCATTGGCCTAGACCCAGAAGACTTCCATATTCTCTTATACTCTACAACATTAGAAAAGGTTGTAGGGCATAGCGGGGTGCCGTTGTATTCTTTTAAAACTGTAGGAAGTGGAACATGCTTTCCACAACACTTACACTCTTTCGCTCTCTCTTGATATATACTCATACTATTTCCATTCCGTCTAATACATCTGATAAGTTTTTAGGCATCCTCGGTGGTCTTATCATGTTCATTACTATTTCATCTTCTTCTTTTTCTCTATCCCACTTCAAAGAGCTATAGGTATGTATATCTATCTCTTCATTGTTTTGTGGCCTGCTTCTACTAATTGCGTTGTAAACAGAACCGCAAACAGCATCAGCCAAGTCTTTAGAACCTTTTCTTGGGTGGTCAACCTTATCTCTCATAATTTTTAATTGAAGCAATTCGTCTATAAGCAATTTAATTGCTGGTCCGCTTAACCTGTCTTCTGCAACAACCATGGCCATATCATCGTAATGCTTCTTTGCAACCGACAATGTTTCTGTGTGAATACCGTATTGTTTTAATTGCTGCATCATGTCGTGTGAATTCCATCGGTCAAACGTACAGACACGAATCTTAAACCCTTTTGTCCTAAGAGACAGAATGTAGTCTTTAACTTCTGTAAAGTCCACAGACTTGTCTGGTGTAGGAGTCCAGTATCTAACAACATCTACTTCAACAATAGGGGCTGGCTGAGAATATGTATCAGTTACTTTTACATTTACCCACTTCTGTACATGAGCCATAGCAACAGCGCAATGGTCATGCTTTTGTGCAAGGTCAACGTGCAAGAAGTATTCCTTGTCTGGATCTGGTGCAAACCAGGTTTCAAATCTTCCAAAGTCATCTACGGCTAATGCCATATTACTAAATGCCTTTTCAATTTTTTCACGGGACTTAAAAAATGCATCAATTGCTTCTGATGGCATACAGGCAAATCTTCCTAGCGCATCTGGAGCATTCTTATAGAAAGCAACTTTAAAGTCATCTATGCTTCGTGTAGGATTAATTTCCCATGTAGGTCTACGCAGGGCGTACATTCTTGGATACTTGTAGGAGATAATGTGATCCTCTTCCCACTCTATATCAAACTCATTGCCTTCTGTTCCGTCTGGAAGCAGATCGTCTAGCTTAAAGTGATGAGTTCTAGTTATAACTTCTTTTTCCGCCACAACGTCATCGTATCTTTGCTGTATGTAATCGTTCTTATATCTAGGGAATGATAGAAGAATAACCTTTCCATAGTCTGGAAAACGTGAGTCTACAGAGGCACGATACATCTCATATATAAGACTTCCAGTCTTTGCTTGCTCATGACCAGTGGTATTTTCTACGCTGAATCCAGAAATTTCGTCAAGAATAACTACGATTACGTTATATCCTTCCCATGCCTCACGCTCTGAGTGACCTGAGTGAACTGTAATGTTTTTATTAAATTTAATTTCAGAAGCTTTTTCTGTGTATTTTCCAACAAACCAAGGAGACTTATCGATTCGTGTTCTAAACCCTTTAAAGAATACGTTGTTTGCCTGCTGTGCGTTAATAGCAATATTGATAATATCAATTGAGTCTCCAGGAGGCTTTCCATAATACGATGCTGGATCTTTAAGACACAATAGTAAATATACTATATAGGCAACCGATATGGTTGAGCAGTAATCTTTTCCAGATCCTTTACCTAGCTGAGCAACAACCTCATTGGCTGTTTGCTTAAACATTCTAACGCCTTCTTCTTCGCCAAACAACTTTACAAGAGTAGACTCTTTATAAATTTGCGAACTCTTTTCAATAAGGGTATATTGATATTCAGATAATGGTGGCAAGCCTAAATACTCTGGGCTCTGGACAAATGTTCTTAGATCTACTGGGCGTTCATCAAACTCTTCGCCGTCCAGCATATCAATTAAATCATCAAAATTAAGATCCACTAACTTCCTCTATAATCTCTATAGGCTCTACCACTCCAGTAATCTGTGATAAACGCTTTGCAACATCCATCTTGCATTTAGGACATGAGGCTGTAACTTCTTTTAATATTTTAACTAGGATATCTTGCTTGCGTTCTGTTTCTGCAATTTGATTTGCTAACTCAGCATTATCTAGCAAGCCTACTTCTTGAAGCATTCCAATTCTTTTACCTTCGATATCGGCAATAAGTTTTAGTGCTCCTGATTTAACATTTAGTTGTCCTGCCTGATCTGCATCTTCAACGGTTTTCCACGCTTCTTTAATAAGCATTGCATAGTGTTGGTCTGCTCCAGAAATAGCCTCTTTAGCCCTTTCACGGGCCGCTGTGTCGTTGTGAACGACGCTCTTCCACTCACCTATCAACTCGACCACTTCGGCTCTTTTAAAGCCTGTTACGGTGGCAATTTGGGTTGGGTTGTTTCCCTTAAGCAGTTCTGAGACTACTACGTTCATGCGATCAAAGTGATCGGCTAATTCAATTTCGGACATATAGTAGAGTATACTCTTAGTCGACTAAAAAATCAACTGGATTTAGCTATTTTATATAGAATAAGGTATCCAATTAAATCATCAATATCATTATCCCCAGCGTATCCTTGGTTATTCTTTACTCTATTTAGTTTATCATCTATTCTAACCTTTAATTGTTCTGCTGAATCCGCCGTCGAAAATATTCTGGCTGGCTCGAGGGCAGAGTTGCCATAGGATATATTCTTTTCAATAAGCATGTGAGCAATTTCATGACAGGTTCCCCATATTTTATTTCCAGCTGGTGCGCCAACAGATCTTAAATACAAGTCACTGCAATTAAAGTTTGTTACATCTTCAAATACTGGCTTTAACATTATGCATCCATTTCTTTATATAACTGTTTTAGTCCTCTTAGTGTACCGATATCCATATATTTTCCGCCTGGTCTTACCGCCCTAATATTGGAACTTTCGTCAATCCATTCTTTTATTTGTTTTCCTGGATGGTCTAGCTTAGGATCTATGTATCTTATCATATTCTTTCGAAATAGCATAGTCCCCCACATATCTGGATAATTACAGTCGTCTACCTTATCTTCCGAGCCCAAAACCTTTCCATTTGATACCAACACTTGTCCAACACGGCCCTTTAAATCTTCTCCGCATTCCCATACTCCAAGAACTAGGTCCGCCGTTGTTTCTTTTAACATCTCCTTGTATATATTTGTTGGAGCATTTAAAATATAAGTATCTGGCATTCCTACAAAAACTGTATCGTTGTACTCTCCTACCATAAACTTAATTGCGTCTGACATAGTTGATGGCTCACGCACAATTAGTTTAATGTTCATGTCCATGTTTTGTACAATAGGGACCCACTCTGGTCTAGTTGCTACACGAACTTCATCACAGACTTCAAGCATCTGCTCAACATGCCACTGCAAAAGAGATCTTTCATCTGATATGGGTAAACAAAATTTAGGAATGCCACCAATTCGTGATGCTTTTCCAGAAGCAGGCAGAACCCCTATAGTGTTCATTATTTTTCCCAATCGTGGGGATTAAATCCGTTAGGATAGGATTCATTTACTCTAGGATCCTTTTTCCAAGCAATCCATCCTTCTTCCCTATCGTCTCCCCAATACAGATGAACTACATCTCTATCTAGAAGTCTTTTAGCATCCTCCCCGTGAAAAATATAAACCTTATTATCTTTTAGGAATGGCATCTCAATAAGCTCTGGTGCCCATTCATTAATGTGTTTTTGATACGGCTCTACACCAAGCTCACGGTATAGGGCATCAGTAAACATTTGAACATCCGTATAGTAATGAACCATATGGTTATGCTGAATAATTCCCTCAGAACATCTTTCAACGCAAAGATCTATGGCTGCTTTTAGTAAAGGGTGGCCAGCTTTAGCGGCAATTGTTTGAGTTGCTAGCCATGGAGTATCTCTTTCAATATCCAGGATCATATCGTATTCAGAGTTTAACCATGTATCTACTGGAATCTTGCAATGAGTATCCATATCAGCATATATACCACCGTGTATATAAAGAATAGCAAATCTCCACAATCCAGCTTTCATTACTCCCAAAGGTAGGTTTACGTACGTCTCGTATGTTTTTGTATCAAAGTGCTCCTTGAAGAAGTCTTCTCTGTCTTGTCCGCTCATGTATCCATGAGTCCATTCTGGATTCTGGTATGTCCATGTTCCTACGCTTTCTTTAGCGTAATCTGGTAGCGCATCAAAATTTGTTTCGTAAGTCTGCCAAATATTTTTTTCTATACTCATTTTATCTCCTTTTAATTAACTGAAACTTTTCTAAATGTCTCTGTATAGTCATAGCAGAAACCTTGCACTCATCAGCAATTTCAGTCACTGTTTTCTTTTGTACTACATACCTTCTGTATAGCCATGTTTGACTCTGATATAACTTCATCGTTCTGTCAACACCTTATTAGCATAATGAGCAATGCCGAATGCATCTGCTACGTCAAAATCTGTTATAGATAAATTATACTTATTATTAAAGTAATCTACCGTCCTTTGCTTACGCATATTTCTTAACTGAGTTTTATACCAAGAGTCTGCGTATCCTGGATTTTTTACTCTGATACCCGCCTTCTCTTCTTTAGTCGGGTTCTTATTACCAATATACGCCTGCCAAGAGCTCGGAGATATAGTAATAACTGAAGCACCCGTAGACATAAGTTCAGCAATGACAACGCCATAAACATATGATAATTTTATCACAGCATCGGGTGATCTGACAAGGATTGCTCCTTCTACAGCAATATAATCACTCTTTAATTCATCTAACATAGAACTGGTTTTAATTTTAGCGTCATGTATCTTTTCATAGATATCCTGACCCACAAAATTGATCTTGCCCCACTTTAATGGCTTATCATTTTCCATTAAGCAGAAGGCTACGGAGTTTGTAGACGCATCTATGCCTAAGACTCGGTTGGCTTTAGTCTTTACTAGATCAGCTAATTTCATCTATCATTCCTTTTATCTTAGACTTTGTAGTAATATCTATTTTCTTTTGGCAGGAAGCACACAAAGTAGTGTCATTGTATCTACTTAATTGTGCGCCACACTTCTTGCATCCACGACTAGCACCATTTCTAATAGCCTTTTTTTCATAATACTTTTCCATAATCCTTTTGTTTGTTGCAATCCTGCAGCATTCATCAGAACAATATTTTTGATTATGAGTTTTAGGATTAAACTCCTTACCGTTTAGACAGTCTTTGTTTGCACAAATCACAGCTTCGGCACCTTATATGATTCTATCTGAACGGTTCCGATAAGTCCTGCATAGCATTCTTTTTTAACTGGACAATATGTGCAAGGCATCTTAGATTTAGATGCTCCTGCTGGACGCATTGGAAGGTCGCCTTCCTTAAAGTTGTCCCACACTTCGCACATCCACGTAAATGCTTCTTCAATAATCTCTGTATTTTTTTCATTCATAGATATTGGAATAACAATTAGCTCTTGTGTATTTTTATTTTCATACAAGAAGAAGCCTTCTTTGGCATTTTTTAGTTTCATGTATGTTAGTAGTTGAAGAAGGTGATTTGTTGTAGGCTTCATCTCAGCCTGTCTTGCATCCCAAACTTCTTGCTTCGCCGTTTTGATTTCACCAATTACGGTCTCAGCATCATACTCCATAATTAAATCTATAAAGCCACGAATAGGAGGGTATTCATTTATAATTTCTTCTTCTTCCGCTCTCCACTCTGGCATAGTCTTAATTAAATTCTGTAATCTTTCGTGAGCCTGTGTACCCTGAGCCATATTAGCAACTGCTACAGCATCGTTATCATCAATAAACATAGCACCGCTAAAAGCCATATACCAATACCTTGGGCATGTTCCATGACCGTATCCAAGTGTGCTGGGGCTAAATGATTTCTTTGTCATCTCTCCGTCTGCACGTTTAGTATTACGATATGATTCATCAAGCAACTGAGCAAATTTTTCTGGATCAAAATGCTTTCCAGAATGTTTTTTAAACTTAAGATTCTTTACAATATCTCTACCCATTATTTGGTACCCATAGCTTTTCTTTTCCTTTATTGTGATATCTAGCCATAACAAACAATAGGTCTGATAGACGGTTTAAATACTTAGCAATGTTTGGATTTACATTTTCTATTCTCCAAACCTCACGCTCTGCCCTTCTTACAACAGTTCTTGCGTTATGCAGAGGACCTGTTGGTAAAACAAAAGATCTAAGTGGTTCTAGGTATTCATTATAGTCATCGATTACATTTTCTAAATATGTCACTCTGTTTTCAGATATTGTTATTGTTGAAGCACCAGCAAGTTCTGCACCAAGATCAAATAGGTCGCTTTGGACTCTTTCGATAATATCATTATACTCATCAGTTGCCATTCCTATAGCCGAATTAGCTTCGTCAACGGCACCAATAGCTTCCATTATTGGGCTAGTCTTAGACACTCTTTCGTTATTAGCATTAGATGTTTGACCATCATCACCTGTCTTAGTATAAATTTTACTTAGAATAACCATTATGAGTTATACCTAACAACATACTTAAGTGCATCTACTAGTTTATCTATAGATTCTTTTGCGGAATAATAAATGTTCTTCTTGTTATTGTTAGTAGTTCCAGCCTTATCCTTTGCAATTGTTGAATAATAAGATGCCATCATTGAAAACTTAGTGGACATTGCTTGAAGTTCAATAATTAGATATGGAGCCTTGGCTGAAGGAACATCTGGATTCATCAATAGCTTTACCACAATGGCTAGGGCCTTGTCCAACTGATCATCCCCCATGTATTCATGAAGGTCATTAAACTCTGTGATAGAGCTAATTAACTCTAGGGTATTCTTATCTTCCGCCATTAGATAAACCTCTGAACAATTCCGTATCCGATCCAAAGCCCTACGATTCCCATTAATCCAGCAAACACTGGAGGGGCAGGAATAGGCAGTCTAAATATACTAAACACTGCACCTACTGCTGCACCAACTACTGTTGTTAAAAATATTTCTCTCATTGCTTTTCCTTTTTGTGCTTTACTGTATAAGGACCAACCACTGATCGTATTGTTCCATCTTTACGAATCTTTACAATCATACCATTTTTAATAATGGTGTCGTTAAACCTACGCTTGTTCGCCATTGTTGTCCTCCCAAAACTGGATCAGCTCTTCTAATACTGCCCACTCAATAATACCTAGTCTAACCTTAGACTCGGTTCCAATAATAATCTTTAAAGCTGGATGCATATCCCTACTTACCCGAAATGTGTCTGTGCAAATCTTAGACCACACAGGTTTATTTAAAGTAAAAGAAGATGAGGCTTCTTTGTAATCAACCAAGAACTGATTCCATTTAGCGTCACCCTTTTGGTAATCGCCACGTCCACTGTTCTTTTGTGCTTTAGCGCCATCTCTTTTAACTTCAGATCTTTCTGACATTAGTTAACCTTAAATGAATTCTTATGACCATCTGGACATTCCCAACTCATAGTCAACAATACTGAATCCCAAAAATATTCTTCTGAATCTTTATCGCATTTAGCGCAAGGCTTTCTGCCACCAAACTTTTCAAGTTCTACAATTTTTATTTCTTCTTTATGAAAAAATTCATTAAGATCTGGCACGAATTTCCTCCTGTAGTTCTTCAACTACTTTAGGGTTATCACGAAGGTACTGTACTGCCTTTGCTCTTCCCTGAAATCTTTCTCCATTAACTGTATACCAAGCGCCACCCTTTTCTACAATGCCACACATCTCTGCAACATCTAGTGACTCTCCAACGGCATCTATACCGAGAGTGTCCCCTTGGTAATAAAAGTCGTACTGTCCCGATAAATTAGGGGGGCCGACTTTGTTGTAATCAATAATCCAGTTAACTGGTCTTCCGACTCTCTGCTCGATAATTTTGTCGCCAACTTTAACGCCAGCCTTAATAGCATTAGCCTCAGCTTCAGACGACCAAAGCTTAACGACTGTGGAAGAAAAGAACTTGACTGCCATTCCACCAGTGGGGATGTGCGAAGCATGCATAGATCCAAACTGATTTCGTTGTTGTGAGATGAGAACAAGTAGTGTGTTTTTGTTTGCATAGTTTAACATCTTGACTGCGTGGGTCATATCCTTTGCTTCAGCGCCGATTTGCTTTGTGTCTTGCAAATCTTTCATTTCATTTCCATCTTTTTCAAAATAAATAGCTGGAAGCAATGCTGAGATTGAATCTACTACAATCATATCAACGCCTGCATCCATAAGTTTAGTTGCAACATCAACCATATCGTTAACTGTTTTTGCTGGAGAATAAATTAATTTATTAGAATCAACTCCTAATTGTTCTGCCCAAGAAGGGTCGTAAGAATGCTCTGCGTCTATCCAAGCACATGTCTTTCCTTCTTTTTGAGCCAATGCGATCATCTGTAAACAGAAAGAAGATTTACCAGCAGACTTATTTCCCCAAACAAGAATCTGTCTTCCATAAGCAAGTCCACCCTTAAGGGCAAGGTTTAATCCTATGCTGGGTGTTGGTTGCTTATCTACATTTACATCTACTGCTGATTGAACTCTTGCTCTTGTTTTTGGATCTAACTTTGCTAGTATATCATCTAGTGCAATTTTCATTATTATTCTTTCTTCTCTCTGCTTATTATATCATTAAAATAGGTTGCCGTGAAGTCTTGGACGCTCTTTATTTTTATTTATTTTTGCCTCTAATACTTCATCTAAGCTATGAAGAATTTGTTCTTCATTCCTCATTGCTGCGTAAACATCTAATAGTCGAATAATAACGTCAGCCATTTCTTCAACTACCTGCTCACTTCCTTTAGATTTTCTAATTGCTTCTAGTACTTCAGTAACTTCTGAATGTACAAGTGCAAGCTTGTTTCCAATCTTGTCATGAGAATATTCTCCATCCCAAAACCCCTTCTCTCTTGCTATTTCATGAAGCATTGCTGCTAATGCATCAAGTCCGTAGTCTGCTAAAATATCATTGCTGTTCAATTTTGTCCCTTAAACTAAATGTAAATGATGGGCCTTCCTCATCATAATCTATTACTAATTCTTTTTCTGATGCCCCTGCGTCTAAAAACCTTAGAGTAGGAACAGTTAGCTTTCCGTATTCTTCCAAAACGGCAACCAATACTTGGTTAATGCTTATTGAAGTAACTAAGCCCTGTATATCATCTGTCACTTTATCTCCTTAATATTTAAAGTACCGTCATCAAGTTTTGATATGATAACCTGACACTTCATTCCCTCACGCATTTTAGCTAGGGCAATCTTATATAGACTAGAGAAAACAATTGCTCTAGTTAGATTTTTATCCTTATCAGATAATACTATATGTGCCATGGTTTTACCAGCCTTTGTTTTATAAGGTGTAAAGTCGACAACCATATATTCTTTTTCATCTAAGTCATATTCTTTTCTATATAAAAAGTCTACAAATGTATTAGTTGAGTCGGGAGTAATATCCTGAACCTTTACATACTTAGCAATTCTATTATCTCCGACCAAAATAAAATACATCTGTCCAGTCTCTATAGGGGTTTGCTCATTATGGAATAGTCCTATAGCACCAGTTTCATCTACAAGTTCTACTCTCGCCCACCCAGTGCCACGCTTGATTGATTTAACCATTCCAAACATTACGAATGCCCCAAGGTCATCAAACTCAGATATGGGTCTGGCTTGAGATTTAATTCTTGGTGGAAGATCTAAGTTGAATGTAGGTATACCAAGGTACTCATAGTAATTCTCTTTCTCTTTACCGTCTCGTAGGTTATCATCAAATGCCGCCCCGCCAATTGCATTTAATGCAGAGATGGCTCTACTATTAATACCGCTACCCTTTACGGAAGCCTTTTGTATAAACTCAGCATAGTCTGCATAAGGTCTTTTTTCCATAATCTTATTAGCAATACTGTCTGATATAAATTTAACTTCAGCTAATCCAAATCTAATTGAGTCCTTCTGCAAAGAAAAATAAATATCTGACTCATTAATATGTGGCAGAAGAACTTTAAGTCCTAAACGCTTAGCCTCAATTAAGTATTCCGTACGAACATCTTTATCATTTTCATTTTTAAGAATCGAAAACATAAACTCAAGAGGGTGATAAGTTTTAAGCCAAGCTGTATAATAACTAAGCATGGAATAAGCAACAGCGTGAGAACGATTAAAAGAATAACCTGCGTGAGCCTCAAAATCATGCCATAGATGTTGAGCTTCCTTTTTACTAATATGCTTTTCAGCCCCTTGTATAAACTTATCTTTGAACTGATCGAATTCTTTTGCATCCTTCTTCTTTCCAATAATTTTACGAACCTTGTCGGCTTCTGCCCAAGTCATTCCACCCAAGTGTACGCAAGCTTGCATAACCTGTTCTTGATAAATAATAACGCCATAAGTATTCTCTGTAAAAGGCTTCATTATGTTGTGAACATACTGAACCGCTTCCTGACCGTGCTTTCTTTTAATGTATGAAGCACCCACTGTATTCATTGCTCCTGGTCTAACCAAAGCGTTAGAGGCTGCTAGATCTTCAAACTTATCTACGCCCATCTTAATTAAAAGATTAGTATAAGGTGTTGCTTCAGCCTGAAACACACCCTTGGTATATCCTTCGCTAAGTGTTTTGTACACCTTACTATCATCTAAGGGTATCTCAGAAAGATTAATCTGCTTACCAGAACGATCTTTAATAGACTTTAATGTGTCTGCTATAACCGACAATGTTTTAAGGCCTAGAGCATCCATCTTAATTAATCCTATGTCTGCAACGGTAT